CGTTATATTCTTCATTTGTTGATTTATCTTTGTGTTTCAAATCGAGTAATAAATGTAAAATGTTATTATATTCATCACGTGTTATTGGCTGGGATGTTTCATCCAGTGTATATTTTTCTGGTTCGGGGTCTGGGTCTGCCTCGGTGTTCGTTTCATAGTTGATTGTGCTTGATATCGATTTATCTTGTTGATGCTTTGTTGTATCTAAATGCTTGTTATATATACTTTGTTTAGAGCATTTGAAGTTACACTTTTCACAATAAAAACGATAATTTGTTCTTCGAGGGTGAGGTAGCGGTTCAACACTATTTAAGTTGGCTTGTAATAATACCACATACTCTTGTTCTTTCTTTTTCGCATCATACATGTCATTACAGGTAATAACGTCGATTATTTCCATTTTCCAGTTATCCCAGCCACCATTATTTCTTATCACTTGATACAACTTACAATTGCTTGTGTTAGTTGTATTGTTTGTGCAACAAACCTTATGAGCATATTTCCTCTGGACAAAATTAGTGGTATATCCTACATACACGTCACTAATCGTTTCATTTTTACATGATATTTTGTAAATAATAGTATTGGAATAATCAATATATGTTTTGGGCATAATCTTATAAGAATCTTATAGGAATCTTATCTATCCTAAATCTTATAAAATAATCTTATAAGAATCTTATAGGAATCTTATCTATCCTATACATAAATGTCCGATTTTAACCCCTCAAAATGGCGGCAGCCGCCGACCCCCCCAAAAAAGTTCAGTCACAGTTTTTTAGGGTCGAAAATACGTTTTGAGAGCATAATGGTCACAAACCCATTTTTTGGTGTTTTGCATTTCATGTTTAAAATTGACGGCGCGTAAAGGGCAAAATGGACATTTTTGGATGTCCAGAAAAATGTCCAAAAATAGGGGGTCTAAATCCTTCGTTTATTCTTGCCTTCGGCGGTTTTGAACGAAATATTTTCGGCGGTTTTGTCCTTGAAACATAATTTTCCAACTCCCAAGAATCCAAACTTTCCAATTTACTCGTTTTCAAACGGAATATTTTCGGCGGTTTTGTCCTTGAAACATAAAATTCTGATTCCCAAACGCATCGGATTTTTATAATATTGAAGCGAATATTTTTGGCGGAAAAGAAGGAATTCCGACCTTATGAATTTTCAATCGTCGCGCCTCCCTTTTCAATCGCCACACTCTTCGCTACTTTCCGTATCACCTTATCAATATTCCCCTCCTTCTCTCCATCCGTAACAATCTTGGCCATCTTAATGTATTTGTCATTCTCTCGGGTGCTGCTATTCAGACAGCGCGGGTTGGCCTTCGCCCATTCATTCACAAGGACCACATTCTTATGCTCCACCGCAAGAACCGCGTTCGTCATTTTTGCGTGGTCAGGGCCATCGCGTTCCCACTGGTTGTTTTCCTTGACGTATAAGGTCTCGCGCTTAACATCGCTACAATGGACAGGTCGCTTGTATAGGTCGGTTTTCTGGAGGTTGTCGATGAAGATATTCGACATGCCCTCGACATAGCCAAGACGGTTCATATTCTCCATGTCGGTCATGTTCAACTGGATTGAATCAATAAAGTCTTTCATGTTCATCGCATCCTTACACTTCTCGTTCAAGAACATGTTCATGTTGAAGGTATTGTTGTTGTTATTGGTGGTGCTGTTGGTGAATGTGGGATTATCGCCATTCAAAGCAACACCACCATATATAGATGAGGAATGCGGCTGTCCCTGATTATGATTTGTAAGTTGAGCCTGAGAATTATTCATTAGTTTCAACATTTGTAATTGAAATTGACTATTTGTTGCCATCATCTGAAACATCATCATTTTCATCTCACTATTTTCGGCAATAAGTTGTTTTAATTTTTTGTTCGTTTTTTCTTCGTTGTTTCTTGGTCTCTTACGTATAATAACATTATCTGTCTGTGATATTTTATCTTCACTGAACTCGGTAGTAATATCTGTATCATGTATAACAGTATCATCAATAGAACTATCATCAATAGAACTATCATCAATAGAACTATCATCAATAACAGTATCATCCATAAGAGTATTATCATCGTGACAATTGTTTTTATGACACATACGCTTATGACGAGATAATCCAGACAGATATTTATAAGATTTACAGCAATATTGACATATATGTGGGTGATTTACATCTAAGGATATGGTATTACCGGATATATCCGAGTAAGGATATAAATAATTACCCATTCGTTTGTGCTTGGTTGTATCCAAATGTTTATTATAAATACTTTGTTTAGAGCATTTAAAGTCACACTTTTCGCAAAAAAAATTATTAGGCATATGTGGATATTTTTGGGTAACTTACCTAAATCTATCCTATACATAAATGTCCGATTTTAACCCCTCAGAATGGCGGCGGCCGCCGACCCCCCAAAAAAGTTCAGTCACAGTTTTTTAGGGTCAAAAATACGTTTTGACAGCATAATGGTCACAACCCTATTTTTTGGTGTTTTGCATTTCATGTTTAAAATTGACGGCGCGCAAACGGCAAAATGGACATTTTTTGGACGGCTCAAAAATGTCCAAAATTAGGGGGTCTAAATTGGACATTTTTGGACATTTTTATTTGGATTTTTCTGTTTTCAAACGGAATATTTTCGGCGGTTTTGTCCTTGAAACATAAAATTCTGATTCCCAAACGCATCGGATTTTTCTAATTTTGAAGCGAATATTTTCGGCGGAAAAGAAGGAATTCCGACCTTATGAATGTTCAATCGTCGCGCCACCCTTTTCAATCGCCACACTCTTCGCTACTTTTCGTATCACCTTATCGATGTTCCCCTCCTTCTCTCCATCCGTAACAATCTTGGCCATCTTGATGTATTTCTCATTCTCTCGGGTTGTGCTATTCAGACAGCGTGGGTTGGCCTTCGCCCATTCATTCACGAGGACCACATTCTTATGCTCCACCGCAAGAACCGCGTTCGTCATTTTTGCGTGGTCAGGGCCATCACGCTCCCACTGGTTGTTTTCCTTAACGTATAAGGTTTCGCGCTTGACGTCACTACAATGGACAGGTCTCTTGTATAGGTCGGTTTTCTGGAGGTTGTCGATGAAGATATTCGACATGCCCTCGACATAGCCAAGACGGTTCATATTCTCCATGTCGGTCATGTTCAATTGGATGGAATCAATAAAGTCTTTCATGTTCATCGCATCCTTACACTTTTCGTTCAAGAACATGTTCATGTTGAATGTATTGTTGTTGTTATTGGTGTTATTATTATTACTATTGGTGTTTATTGTGCTATTACTAATGCTTGATTTTTCTGCCAGTGATTTTATTATTTTCATCATCTCTCGATTATCTTTTAATAATTCCATAAACATTTCTTTGGATATCACAATATTCTCCGGTTCTTTTTCTTTTTGATTTACGGTTGTTTCACTTGATGATACATGTAATGAATCACACGTTCGTTTATGCTTTGCCAGACTCGAATGATGAATATATTTCTTACCACATTTACAAATATACGTATTGGATATTTCGGAGATTTTTTGAGCGTCATGTAGTCGAATATGCTTGTTCGTAACAATATGTCGATTAAACTCGGTTTGTTTAAAGCATGTAAAGTCACACTTTTCGCATGAAAATTTTGGCTTTAGTTTGGGTTTAATTTTTGATGTAGAAATATCTTCTGATATGACATTATTAGGTTTCTTTGTAGGAAGCGGTTCAACACTATTCAATGTCGCATTTAATAACACATAATGTTCTTGTTCTTTCTTTCTTGCTTCATAAAGGTTTTTACAGTTACCAAAATCGATTATTTCCATTCTCCAATTATCCCAGCCACCATTATTCCTGATTACCTGATATAGCTTACAATTATAGAGATGTGTGTTTTTACTATCACATGCTATCTTGTGAGCATTTTTTCTTTGAACAAAATTTGTAGTATGACCTACATATACATCACTTATATTTTCATCTTTACATGATATTTTATAAATGATTGTATTTGAATAGTCAATATCTTCCTTTGGCATAATCTTATTATATTAATAGTCTTATAATAACATACTTCATAAAATATTTTTAAATTGAACACATAACACATAACACATAACACATAACACATAACACATAAAAGTTTTTACCGTCTTACCGACCTTATGAATGTTCAATCGTCGCGCCACCCTTTTCAATCGCTACACTCTTTGATACTTTCCGTATCACCTTATTGATGTTCACATCCTTCTCTCCATCCGTTACAATTCTCGACATCTTTATGTACTTCTCATTCTCTCGGGTAGTGCTATTCAGACAGCGCGGGTTGGCTTTCCAATTTACTCATTTTCAAACGAAATATTTTTGGCTGAAAAGAGTAAATTCCGAAGGAATCCGGTTCCATGAACAAGGAAAATTCCAAAATACTCATACTATCGCAGCCTCCCATACCTGACACGCACACACCATCCACCCCATTTTGTGACGATAAACCAAGCAACAACCGCGGCAATCCCGTCGCAACATCCGCACCATCATGCTCTCATTTTTAAAACTCTTACGATATATCGTCACAAATCCGAAAATCAAAACCCGAAAATAAAATCCACCGTCTAAAATTATTTTTTTACAAAAGTCCAGCGCCTAGGAAAACCCAAAGAAAAGCATCCCCTTTTTTCGCCCATTTTTTAGAAACTAAAATTCAAAGGGCCATTTTTGGGGGATCAGATTTAGAGATAAAACCTTTGATATATATAGACCGGAGGTTTTACATTTTTCAATTCATATTTCGAAACAAAATTGAAGCTTGTGCCTGCCAAAATACTTTTTACAAGCAACTTTATACCCTGTGAATACCCTACGACGAACATGACAACGACAACGACAACCACCCCCACGGACCCGATGGCTGCTTCCTATCAGTCGCTTTGTGCGGGGATGACCTATGAACAATTTATGAAACATCACATATCCAAACCAGGCGAAGCATATACGCATACACGAATCGGCGACAAAACGCTGAATGTTCATGGCGGTGTTTATACGATTCCGCCCGCGATTCTCCCCGTATTCTGGAAGAAATATTACGCGCACGTCTTCGAAAATGGAAAGCAGGAATTCTTGACCGAAAAGCAGAATCCCGAACGAGGACTCATCGCCGTGGATTTCGATTTCAGGTATGAAACCAGTATTACCAAACGCCAACATTCAAAAGAGCACGTCTTGGACATGATTCAATCTTATATTCAAACGTTGGAAACCTTAGTGGAGATACCTGATGACGCCAAGATTCCAATCTACATCTTCGAAAAAAGCGACGTGAATGAACTGGATGATGTGACCAAGGACGGGATTCACATGATTATTGGCGCCAACGTTGAACGCCCGATTCAGCGGATGTTGCGTTCGCGCATGTTGAAAGAGCTTCCCGAAATTTGGACAGACTTACCCATTACAAATTCATGGAACGATGTTCTTGATGAAGGAATCTCGCGAGGCCACACCAACTGGCAGTTATATGGTTCGCGCAAACCTGGACATAAAGCCTATATGTTGAAGTATCATTTCGTGATGATGCGCGACCCAGATGATGACGACCATGATTGGATGTGTCGAGAAGAAGAGACGTGTAAGTTCAAAGTGAAAGAGAATTTCGCAAAACTGTCGGTTCAGACCGCCCCCGCTGGAACACCTGGCGCGATTGATACCGAACACGCCGCATTCGCTCTGCGACCCAACAACGCCGCACTCAAAGCCGAATATGATGCGATACACCGCGGCGCATCTGGTGGTCGAAATGGCGCAAATGGCGGGGCGGATGGTGGAAAACGAATCCGGCTTGTCGTCACGGGCGGCGGTGCGGGTGGCCTGTTGTCTGGCATGGGTGGCAGAGGAGGTGCCAACGGCGGCGGCGGCGGCAACGGAGGCGATGCTTTAATGGCACACAACGGCTCAATCATGATGGATAAAATCACCAATCATTCCGAACTCTCGATGGCGGTCGAAATCATGCTGAATATGCTTGAACCGAAAGAATACGAAATTCGCGAAACACATTATTATACGATGGCGCTTCCGGCGCAGTATTTCGACCCCTATGACCGATGGCTCCGCGTCGGCCTCGCACTTCACAACACGAGCGATAAGCTGTTTCTGACATGGATGCTTTTCAGCGCAAAATCCGCCAAGTTCGCATATACAGATATCATGAAACACTACGACACGTGGTGTGGTTTCCCATACAGTCCGGATGGTCTAACCCGTCGTTCTATCATGTATTGGGCGAAGAACGACTGTCTCGAAGAATACACGCGTATTCGAAATGAAACCATCGACAACTTTATCCATCAGACGATTTGTAACGAGACCACGAATGACGCATCGACGGATGTGGATCTTGCGACGGTGTTATACACGATTTTCAAAGACCGTTTCGTCTGTGTCAGCGTGAAAGACAACCAGTGGTATGAGTTCGAGAAGAATCGCTGGGTAGAATGCGACCAAGGCAACTCACTTCGTGCGCTCATTTCGAAAGATATGCACGATATTTATACGAAGAAACATCGTGAGATCATGGACATGACGTCTGGAATGGACCCTACTTGCGACCAATACACATCCGCACGCAAACGGTCGCGTCGTATCGTGGATATCTGCACGAAATTAAAGACCACGAGTTTCAAGAACAATATCATGCGTGAAGTTCGTGAGCAGTTTTATGACAAGGATTTCGAAGAGAAAATCGACACGCGTCCCGAGCTCCTGTGTTTCAAGAATGGAGTCATCGATTTCAAGACAAAGACGTTTCGTCGTGGTCAGCCCGATGACAATCTTTCGAAGACCACAAAAATCGACTACTTTCCGTTGGATACCGAACGTCATCGCACTCAGATCGATGAAATCAACGAGTTTATGGCGCAGTTATTTCCGGAAGAGGAGCTTCGAACGTATATGTGGGAGCATCTCGCATCAACGCTGATCGGGACGAACCGCGAACAAACCTTCAATATTTATATCGGCGGAGGTAGTAACGGAAAATCGAAACTCATCGAGCTGATGTCGGCATGTTTGGGAGAGTATAAAGCCGTTCTTCCGATTACGGCCGTCACTCAAAAACGCGCGATGATTGGCGGTGCTTCGCCGGAACTCGCCGTTCTCAAAGGTGTGCGTTATGCGGTTATGCAAGAACCGACGAAAGGCGACCGTATCAACGAAGGTATTCTCAAAGAAATCACCGGTGGCGATGATATGACTGCCCGCGCCCTCTTCAAAAACACGATTACGTTTGTCCCGCAGTTCAAGCTGGTTGTATGCACGAATGTCCTCTTCGATATCAAGAGCAACGACGATGGAACATGGCGTCGTATTCGCTTGTGTCCGTATAAGTCGAAATTCTGCGAAGACCCGAAAAAAGATGATCCTGAAGAGCCATATCAGTTCCTTATCGACAAGAATCTCGATGTCAAAATCAAAACGTGGGTAAATGTATTCATGGCGATGCTCGTCAAGAAGGCATTTGAAACAGACGGAAAGGTCAGGACATGTGCTGCGGTGACTGCGAGTAGCAACAAGTATCGCAATACTCAGGATTATCTCTCGG